GGCGTTCCGATCCACGAGCGCGCCTCGGCAATGATGTCAGCCCGGCTAACCACGGTTTCCGCCTCCGAGAGACGTGCCGTCGTTGCTGTCGCCCTGCTTGGCGAAGGAGAGCGCGAAGTCATTTCCCGGCATATGAGGAAAGCCGCCAAAATTGACGACGTTCGCGAAGCGGTCGCGGCAGGTCGCCAGCGTCTTGTCGCAACCGGCGGTGATCGTGAACGTATCGCCCACTTGCATCAAGCGCGGCATCGGCAGGAAAAGCGAAAGTCGCGAATTGGGGCTGCCTTGCGAGTGCGATTTCACTTCGATTTCGAGGCCCGCGTTGTCGCCGCTGCTCCAGGTGATCTTGCCGCGGCTGAATACGCCGGATGCAAACGAGCCGATCCCGCTGGCAGTGAAATCGAAATTGCTGATGACACTCGCGACTGTGCCGCTGCCGTGGTGTGCGGGTGCGCCGAGGTCGATCTGACAGCGCGCATCACCGAGCTCCCAGGCGCAGGTGCGCTGGAAGATGCGCCCGGCGCTTTGGTCGAGCTTGGCGGCAAGCCCGCGCAACTCGGCGGAAAAGCTCGTCTCGCCTCGCGTGACTTGGCCGAGGAAGCCGGACCGGAGGACGACGCGCTGCGACACGTCCTGCCAGTTGACGCGCATGATGGTGACGGCTGCGTCGTCATAGAGCCCGGCATTGAGATCGTCCTCGGTGATCGCAGCCGACGAGAGCGCGCCGTCCACATCGAGATTCGAGACCGCAAGCCCGAGCTGGTCCTCGATCGCGGTCGCGGTGAATCCGGTCGCCGCCTTGTAGGTAACGCCGTCGATCAGGAGATCTCGGTCATGATCGGTGAAGCCGAGCACCGTGCCGTCCTTGCGCGCCACGCGCCAGCAATGGCAAAGCGTCGTGACGCCGCCGGCGAGATGCGCAGCGAGGCCCGCATCAAGAACCTTCATTCCTTGACCTCGATGAGATTGATCTGGGAGACGATCTGCTGGTCCCAGGCGTTCGCCTGAACCGGCAGCTTGTCTGTGTCGAAGCGGACCGGCACGTCAAACTCGAACGACGCGGTCGGCGCCGATCCCGGCGCCGAGCCGAACGTTACGAGACCGGTGAGATAATCGATCTCCGACGGCACCACGGGCGAACCGCCGATCTTGATCGCGACCGTTCCAAGCACCGGCTTGGTGATCGTCCGCACGTGCTCGTAACCGCCGATGTTGTAGCGTTTGACGAGCTGCCACACCGTCGGCGTGACCTCGGTCATCGCCTGATCGGTGGCCTGATAATCGGTCCAATCCTTGAAACGGAACGAATAGCCGCGCCCCTTCACGATGTAGAAATGCGCGATGACGGCCTGCATTTCGGCGCGCGTGCGGATGCCGGTCGAGATATTCCATTCGCCGCGCGCGTCCGCCCATTGGATGTTGCGGCGCTCGGCGCCCGAGCCGAGCGTCACGACGTTGGTCGAGAAGCCCGGTCCTCCGGTTGCCCCGCGCGCCACCGCGTCCGGAAACGAAATATCGAGGAAGGGCTGCGGCATGGCTCAGCGTCCCCGCATTCCGAGTTGGACCGCGCGCGACAGATCGGCCGCGAGCTGCGTGCGGCTCGCGGCGAAGGCGGACGGGTTCGGCGTTTGGATGGTAACGTTGACGATCGGCGATACCGCCGAAGCCCGCGCGTTGTAGCTTTGCGCCTCCTGACGATTGAGAACGCGCTCGCCGCGCTGGAGGATTGCCGGGATTTCGTCGGGCGAGAGAAACGCCCCGTCGTGCAAGCGCGGCGCCCGATGAAGGAGCGCGGCCGGCAGCAGGATCGGCTGTCCGCCGGCGCCGACGACTCCGCCTTCGTGGAATTTCAAACCCTTGAGGATCGAACCGATGATCCCGCCGACTGACGAAATCGTCGGCAGGTTCGTCCCGAACAGCAGGTTCTTGAGCGGATTCAGCAGCGCAAGCTTCAGGAGCTCGCGGTTGATGTCGAGAATGGCCGCGCGGCCTGCATCCGCCCACGATTTCCAGTCGGTCTTGCCTTGCGCGATCAGGTCGGCGAAGTGGTTGAAGGTCGTGTCGGTGAGACTGATGAGCTCCTGCTGCGAGGCCTTCGCGAGCTGAAGCTGTTGATTGAGCCGCTCGATCGCGCCCGCATTGGCAATGACGACCTGCGCCTCCTTCGAGCCGAGATCGATGCCTTGCTGGACAAGCTGCTGCTTGGCCTGAAGCTGTGCGATTTCGATTGCGGCCTGGGATTCGTTCGTGCCGGCCAGCTCGATCTGGCGCTGCAAGAGCGCGATCTGGTCCTTCTGGGTCTCGATCTGCCGGAGTGCATTGTTGCGCGCCTCTTCGGCATTGAGCCGTCCGTAGGCACCGCGCAGCGCATCGATGATGCGCGTCAGCGTCGCCTTCGCTTCGCCTTCCGCGAGTGACTGCGCCACAAGCAAGGGCCGGAGCGCCTGCTCGACCTGCATTTGCCGGCGTGCCTGCTCGATGGTGAGCGAACCCGCGGCGATGGCGTCATTGAGTCGTTTCTGCGCATCGGCCTGCGCGGCGGTGTCCGCGACCGACTTCGCGGATTGCGCGGCGGTTTGTGCGATTTCGTCGGCGAGAATCTGCCGCATCCGCATTTCGACATCGACGCCGTTGCGGATCGCTTCGGTCAGCGCCTTGCGTTTGCCTTCGGCCTGCTGCGCGGCGGCGGCACCTTGCAGATAGGCATTGGCCACATCTAGCGAGGCGCGTGCATTGGTCGTCAGTGCCAGCGATTGTTCCGCAATCGCATGCATCGCCTCCGCGCGCGCTCTGGTTCCGGCGCGTGTGATCTCGGCTTCCGCCGTCCCGGTCGTGATCGCCTGGCCGGCAAGTTCGAGCCGACGCCGCTCTTCGGCAATGGCCGCCTTCTGGGCCGGGGTCTTGGCGTTGAGCGCCTGGATTTCCAGCTCGTCCAGGCGGCGCGCCTTCTCAGCGGGATCGAGCCACGTCTTCACTGCACGGGAAACAGCCTCATAGGCCGCCTCGACCTGCTTGAGGTCTGCAACCTTCTGCCGGGCGAGCGGATCGTTCAGCGCCGAAGCAAGCTGCGCCTGCTGGTTCTTCAGCGTCTGGAGATCGTTGAAACCCGGCGTGAGGCTGCGGCCAAGCTCGCCTGCAATGGTCGAGGTGCGCGCCGCCAGTGCGTCGGCTTTGGCGTCCGCCGCCTTCCGTTCGATCTCTGCGATCTGTCGTTTGACATTCGCGATGTCGGCGTCGATGGCGGACAGCGGGCGCGACGGCACGAAGGCCGACATGCCCATGAAGCCCGGAACATATTCGCCGCCGAGCGTGGTGGCGTTGGTGCGCTCCTTCTGGAGGTCTTCGAGACGCTGCCCAAGCGTCGGGTCGGTGGCGCGATCGATGGCGCGGCCGATCGCGTCGGTGGCGTCCGAAGCGCTGCGCTTGACATAATCCCAGGCGCGGCCGAGCGCGGTCGTGGTGGTGGCGGCGTCGATCAGCGACGGCTTGAGATTGTCGAAGAGGACCTTCTGTGCCGCGGTGATATCGTTCTGCGCCGCAAGCGTCTTGATGAGCAACCGCGTGCGATCGTCGTAGCCGCCGACTTTGGAATTGAGCAGATCGACGCCCTTGGCCGGATCGGCGAACGCATCCGCCAATTCCTTGGTGGCCGCATCGATTTCCTGGCCGGTGGTCGCGGCATAATTCTTCGCGACGGTGATCAGATCGCCGAATTGATCGACGCCGATCCGACCGGTGCGCAGGAACGCGACTTCCATGTCGCGCGCCGCCGCCACCGAAATGCGCCCGGCGCTCGCCGCCGTGTCCGCGATCCGGTTGAGCTGATCGACCGTCGCGCCGGCCGCCCGGCCGACGCCCGCGGTCGCGACCTGAAGCTCCTTCTGCGCGGTAATGTAGCTGTTGTAGGCGTAAAGCGCGGTGCCGCCGACGGCGGCGAGGCCGGCGACAAGCAGCGTCGTAGGCGACACCAGGCCGATAACGACGCGGCCGAGCTCTTTGAGCACGCCGCCGACGCCCACACCCGACCCGGCGAAGATTTGCGCAATCTGCGTGCCCTGTTGGGCGAGCACGGTCAGCGGCCGTTGCCCGCTCGCAAGGCCGACCACCACGTCGTTGAGCTGATAGCCGAGATTGACGATCTGGTAACTGGCGAGCCGCGAGCCGTCGCCGACGCCTTTCAACGCTTTGGCGGTGGCGTCGAAGCGATTGCGCGCAAGCTGATGCGCCGCCGCCTGTTCCTGCGCCGAGATTGCGCCCGCTTTGAAGAGCGCATTGGCCTCGGCGATCTCGGCATTGAGCTTCGCCTGCGCGGCGCCGAGCGGATCGATTTGCGTGCGCAACGCCTTGGTGCGCGTTTCGAGGTCCTCGGCGGCCTTCGCCGCTTCCTCGAACACGCGTGCCGAGTCGCGGGCCGAACCGGCAGTCGGCGCGCCGACGCCCAGGATGGCATTGAATTTGCGCTGGGCCTCGTCGGCGCTCGCCGCTTGGCGCGCGGCCTGCGCAAGGCGCTGCAAGCGCTGGGTCTCGCGGTCGGTGGCCGCGCCCGCAGCATCGATCGCGGATGCGGTTTTATTGAACGCGTCCTGGCCGGCCTTGCCGATATCGTCGAAGGCGCGCTTGACCTCATCCCGGCCCGTGACGCCGATGCGGATCGAGACGTTGCGATCGGTCACGAGCTAGAGTCCTTCGCATAGGCGCGCACGATCAGCGGCTCGATCTCGGCAAGGGCATCGACGAGGATGGGGGAGAGCGCGCCCATGGCGTCGGCGAGGAGAAGCACGGCGCCGAAGTCGAGGCCGTAGACCCCGCCCATTACGGCGCGCACCTGCCCGGCCGAGCGGCGGAAGACCTCCCAGGCGGCCTTGCCGTCGTCCGTTTTCAGCGCGTGTTCTAGGTAAGGGCAGTCGGCGCACGTTTCCGGGCACGCCGCGCAATAGGCTTCGCCCCCGCCGAAGTGCCATTCGGCGAGAGCGAGGATGCGTTTTTTTCGTCGATACCGATCAGAGCCGGAGCGACATAGAGCCGGTCAACGGCATCGAAAGCCTGCCAGTGCTCAAGCAGCGCATCGATATTTTCGGGCGTGGGCTCGACCGGCGCGCCGTCGGCGTCTCCGACACCCTGCCATTCGAGAATGCCCCAGCGCGCGACCGAGCGCGTGAAGGCGGCGCTGCCCAGGAAGATGCCGTCGTCCGCCGCCGTCTTCATTGCCTCGGCCGCAGCCTGCCGTGCGGCGATGATGGCGGCGACGGTGATCGGGCGAACCTTGATCCGAACGCCGGGAAAGAGATCAAGCCAATAGGGATCGCGCTCGCGCGCGGCGAGTTTCAGCATCGTTGTCCTCGGTTGGTTGGAAACGGCTCGCGAGGCGAGCGGATGGATCAGTAGGCGGATAGGTCGTTGACCAGCGTTGCCGTGCAGGTCTTTGCCAGAACCGGGTGCTCCGACGCCTGCCAGTCGAAGGTCGCCTGCACGCCGGCCGGACCGGTGATCGGCAGCTTCGGCTTCGGCAGGTTCACGTTGTGCACGGTGAAACGCAGCAGCTTGCCGGCCGCAATCGACCATTCGAACACGAGCTCGATCGGCGTGCCCGCGACGGCCAAATCGAGGAGCGAGGTGTCGGCGAAGCGCACGCCCACCTGCCCGGTGACGGCGAGCATCGCGGGATCGGCGCCGGCGATACGTCCGTCGGGCCGGATCACCTCCACCTTGTCGAGGCCGTTCGCATAGCTGAATTGTCCCGACACCACATTGCCGAGCGGCACACCGTCGCGGCGGATTTGACCGGTGAACTGGGTGAAGCGCTCGATCGCTTGCTCGGTGGGCGAGCCTGCGCCGGAAGCGCCGTTGCGCGTCTCACCCTGCGCGATCACGCTGATCGTGCCGTTGAGAAGGCCCGAGCGTTGCAGCTGGATCGACAGCTTGTCGGCCATCGCTCCGAAATTCATGCCGTAGCTCGGCACGTCGGGCATTCCGATCTCGATGGCCGCGGATGGAAGCGACAAGGCGCCGGACGTGAAGACGTGGTTGTACGGTCCGGATGCGGAGCCGCCGGCAAGCGTCGCGCCGGAAGCGGTGGCGTTCGAGTCCGGTGCGGTCGAGGCATCGAGCGCCACCGAATTGCCGCCGATGCCGATGGTGTCGGACGTCACGATGATCGCGTTGCCGGCCAGGTTGAGCGAGTAGGTCTGTGCCACGAGCGCCGCAGTGGCGCTCTTGTTCAGGCCGATCACCGCGTTGGTGAGCGTTTCAAGTAGCGTCGCTCCGATCAGGCTTTCGTCGCCGGAGGGGGCGCTAGAAACGAACGTCCAATCCGCGCCGCCGATCGAGATCGTGCTGTTGTTCGCCGGCTGCGCGTCGAAGGTGAAGCTGCCGCTGGCAGCGGTGCCTTGCGTGGTTGCCGGCGCGCCGAGCAGCAATTTCAGCCAATAGCCGAAATTCCGTAAGTCTAACGGGACCACCACGTCGCCATCGTTATTGATCACGTCGCGCGCGGGCTGCTGCGGATCGCGACCGTAGCCGAGGAGGTCGCTCTCGATCAGGTTCTGCTGTTCGCCGAGTGCGGCCGAGACGAAGGGGACACGTTTGAAGCCCGAGCCGGGCGGCGTGCCATAAGCGGATTCGAACGCCAACGCCATGACGGCATTGGCGCCGCGAGCGCGGGCCATGAGAGCCTCCGTTGTTTAATGTTCAGGTGAGCGGGTTGGCGGTGGCGTAGCCGGCGATGATCGCCGCATCGGCCCACCGGCCGGACATCGCGCCCGCCGTCTCGATGTCGTCGGACGTGGGCGCTTCCGTTTCGATGAAGTCGCACAAGCCGCCGAGCGTCCGGTCGGCCATTGCGGCCGTGCCGATCGCGGACAGCATCTGATCGACCGTCTGCTCGCGCGTCAGCGAGGCGGACGCGAACGCCGCGAGTTCGATCGGAACGCGATGCTCATAGACGTAAGTCAGCGGCGAAAGCAGAACCTCGGGCTCGCCCGGATCGCCGTCTCGGATGATCACCAGGCCGCCCGGCGGAATGCGCTCGGGCTTGTCGAGATTGCGCTTGACCTCGGCGTTCGGCAGCGCGCCGGCGATCAAGGTCTTGATCGCGTCGAGCACCTCTTCGCGCCGGCTTGGCATGGCCTATCTCCAATGCTGCGCAATCAGACCGTCCACACGGTCCGCCCAGCGGTTTCCCGCGCCCTCGACATCGAATCGCTTGCCCGGCCGCACGATCGGAACGAGAACGAAAATCACCAGAAACCGCCTGCCGCCGCTCAAAGGCGTCCGGATCGGTTTGAAGGATTTTCGCCGGCGCCAGCGCGCCGGCTGGCGCACGTAAGACGCATCGGTCACGAGCAGCGCGTGGCTGCCGCGTGGCACGAAGCGGAGCTTGACGCCCGTTTCCGTTTCCCAGATCGCCGGCGTGAGCCGCTTGTTCTTGACGCTCGTATGGCTGACGCCGGCGTCCTTCGTGGGCACCGCGAGAAACCGTCTGTTACGCGCGATGATCGGTACGCCGCGCTCGAACGCGTCCACGATGTCGGGAGCCCGCGTCCACACATAGGCCACCGAATTGATGCTCGGCTGGCTTTCGGGAAACCGCTTGCCCCGCCATGTCCTCGCGAGGCGCGCGCCCATGGCGGCCGAGACCACCTGTTCGCGCAGCTCGTCCTTGAGGCCGGCCTGCACATCGTTCATGGCCGCCGAGACGGCCTGTTCGGTATCGTCGTAAGCGCGTTTGAGCACACCACGCGGATCATCCGCCGTGAAGCTGAACCGCATGGTCAAGCACGCGCCGATGCTTCGCAGGTCCAGACGAGGCCAAGGCTGTCCCGCACC